GGAGAGATAGCCGGCAAGCGTATCGGGACGGGCCTAGACTTCGGATTCACCAACGACCCCACCGCCGTCATCGACGTATACCAAGACGGCCACACGCTCATCCTCCACGAGCGGTTGTACTCGACCGGACTCACGAACCCGGACATCTCCGAGGAGCTGGACAAGCTCGACGTGCAGACCATCATCGCAGACAGCGCCGAGCCGAAGAGTATCGAGGAGCTGTTTCGATTGGGGCATAACGTCAAGCCGGCACGGAAGGGACCGGACTCGGTACGGCAGGGCATCGACATCATGCGCCGACACAAGTTGCTTGTTACCGCCGAGAGCACGAACCTACAGAAGGAGCTCCGCGCGTACCGATGGGAGCAGGACAAGAACGGGCGCAACCTAAACCGACCCGTGGACAAGGACAACCACGGCATTGATGCGGTGCGGTACGTGTGTCTGAACTTGCTGACCACAAACCGCAGCGGCAAATATTTCATAGCGTGAAGAAGACCATCACCATACCGGAGAACCTGTACGACATCACCGTCGACCAGTATCTCCAAGTAAAGGCCATACCCGAAGGCGACGAGATGGAGCAGGTCGTAAGGACCATCTGCATCCTGTGCCACATGGAGCGGGCCGAGGTGATGGCGATGGAGCAGAAGGACATCCAGCATATCGGAGGCGTCATCGGGGGCATCCTCGATAAGTACGACGAGGAGTATCCCGTCGAGAGGATCATCGAGCTAGACCAGCGCTACGGATTCCATCCCAACCTTTCCCGCGTCACCGTGGCCGAGTTCGCAGACATCGAGACCCTCTGTAAGGACTCCTTTGATACCCACCTCCCCCAGGTCATGGGTATCCTATACCGCCCCATCGTCGAGGAGCACGGAGAATTCTATCGGATAGCCGACTACGACGGGGAGGACCGCTCGGAATTCTTCAAGGAGATGAAGCTCGCCCACGCCCTCGGAGCAGCCGCTTTTTTTTTGCGTACCGGGAGGGCATTAGTCGACGCTTTGGACAGCTATTCCAAGGCGGTGGCGGATCCAAACTATCCGAGAAATACGGATGGTTCGCCACGTTCGTACATCTCGCAGGGGAGGACATTACTAAACTACCGCAGGTTGAAAGGACTCACCTCGAAACAGCCCTCGCTTGGCTCGCCTACGAGCAGGATCGGGCGCTACTGGAAAAGCAAAAAATGAACCTATGAGAACAGTAAACCAAATAATCGACGAGCTCGGGGCTATCGCCCTAGACCATCATTTTATCCGCTCTTTCAAGGAGGGCGAGATGAGCGAGGTCGATATCCAGAAGCTGGCCGGCGACAAGTACCCTATCTGCTACGCCGACATCAGCGGGGCCACAATCGAGCGGGGCGTCCTCATCTACTCCCTCGACGTGCTGGTGATGGATATGGTCCTCCCCGGACAGACCGACGCGCAGGAGCAATACTCCGACACCCTGCGGACGCTCATTGACATCGTATCGAACTACGCCCAGGTATTGAGCGCCCAGAGCGACGTCAACCGCGACGTGCGTATCGAGCTGCCCGTGGACTGTGAACCGTTCACCGCGCGCTTCGATAACCTGCTCACGGGATGGGTCGGTACGGTACGCCTTCAGACCTCCAATACGCTCGACCTCTGCGCCGCCGCCTTCGCATGAAGGACTACATCACCATAGACGGCAAGCGGGTACGCATGACCCACTCCATGCAGGAGCTGGGGAAGATCGGTAAGGAGGTACGCCGCCGCGCCCGCATATCCCTCAAGGCACGGGGGAAGGTGGTGACGGGCAACCTTTACAATTCCATCCGCTACGAGCAGAGCGTATCGAAGGACGATAAATCCCTGAACCTCGGCTTCTCCTTTCCCGGTGCCCAATACTGGCAGTTTGTAGACGAGGGGGTAAAGGGTGCGCTATCCGCGGCCAAGGCTCCCCGCTCCCCGTTTCGGTTTGGGTCGGGATCGGGTCCATCGGGGAGGCTCCGCCCCGCTATCGATAAATGGGTCGTAAAGAAGGGCATCGCCCCCCGCGGGGCAGGGGGTCAATTCGCGTCCCGTAAATCGATGGTGTACGCGATCTCCCGAAGCATATATCAAACCGGTATCCGGCCCTCCTATTTCTTCACGAACGCATACGACAAGACCATCAAGAAGCGCAACGCGAAATTGGAGGCAGCCGTAGCGCAGGACATAGGAAACGCGATAAAGACCCTGCTCGATGGCGGCTCAGTTTGAATACGTACCCAATACGACCGACTTCCAAAGCACGGCGGAACCGCTCATCATCCAGGTCTCCGAAGCCGTGGCCGGTCCATACTTCAAGTACCGGTTCGTCTTGCGCATCAAGGACCGCACCAGCACGACGACGTTCGCGACCCTGAAGACGCACCCCCTGAGCACGACAAACCTCTCGGCCATCTTCGACATCTCCCGCGTCCTCGACGACTACATCGGCCCGAACGTAGTCAACGGGAACAGCACCGACGGCAATATCCTCACCCTAGGGCGGACGGGCTTCGACCCTGCCAACCTCGTTGGGGAGTCGGTGGATCAATTTGTGGCCCGCAAGTTCGAGCTGGAGCTATCCCATGAGAGCGCGACAAGCGCAACGGCAGACCCAACCGAGAGCGCCGTGGAGGACACGACCGCCCTCTTTGCGTTCCGCGATGAATTCATAAACTCCGGGCAAGCCTACGCCCGCGGCGATGGCCAGTACCAGCCCTCGATAGCCAGCAACAACTTCCTCAGCGTAGCGCCCAACCTAGGCAGGAACGCAAGCGTGGACGTGGGTGGGTTCGGGCAAGCAAGGGAGCACCGTATCGGGATAGACCAGCCCTATGTTCTCGCGTGGGGAGCGCAGCCCGGCGGGAGCCTACCGAGCGGCACCGACACCTCGCCCCAATATTGCACCGTAAGGGGTTACGAAGCCGACGGGACCGTAATCGGGACCAAGAATATCGAGATGAACACAGTCGGAGGAAACAACGCCCCGACGACAGACGCCGCCGCGGTGCAGTTCATCGGCATCGGCCCGGCCAACTTAGAGGAGCACGCCACCGCCGCAAGCGATACGACCCTCCTCAACATTATCCAAGACGCCAACCTCGCGTATTACGAGGTACACCTCTCCACCTCGGCTTCCTATTCGATAGTATTCCAGGATACGGTAATACACCGCTTCACCATCGATAACGGATGCAGCAAATACACCCGCGTGCAGTTGTTATTCCTGAACCGTCACGGGGGTTGGGATGCGTTCAACTTCGACCAGCGTAGCGAGGAGCGGCTCTCGAATATCGAGCGGAGCCAATACAACCGACCCCGCGGAAATTGGGACACCGTGACCGGCCTCATAGACTTCACGTATGACGGATGGGAGCGCGGCGTAACGACGACGACCGTAAAGGCCGAGAGGCAGATCACCGTGGCCAGCGATTACGTCGAGGAGGGGTACTCGGATATGCTCCGCGATATTGCCACCTCGCGCAGCGAGTACATCGCAGACGGGACCAACCACATCCCCGTCGTGGTTACGGACTCCGAATTCCTATTCAAGACGTCGGTCAATGAGAAGCTCATCTCGTACTCCTTCACCTTGCGCTACAGCAACCGACCCCGCTTGAAGTGATACGCCTCGTCGCCCTCAACCAAGACACGCAGACGCAGACGACCCTCGACCTCGAAGGCGCTCCGTCCATCTCCCTGAACCTGGCCGTAGCGAAGCCGGGGGAGACCATGCAACGCCACGCGCCGTACTCGCAGACGTTCCGCCTCCCGTTCACGTCTCGGAACAATCAATTCTTCGCTCACTTCTATGAGGTCACCCTCACCGATGGAGACTTCGACCCGACGCAGAAGACGGAGGTCCTGATCTTCGAGGACGGGGTGCAGGTCATCCGTGGGGCGATGCAACTCCGGGCCGTGCGATTGATGGCCGAAGTCTACGAGGTGAACGTCCTCGGCGACGTGGCGGACCTCTTCTCGGAGATGGGGTCGAAGTTGTTACAGGCGGCGTTTCTAGATGGCGATACCTATACTACCGATTACAACTACAACAACACCGCCGCCAACGTCATCGCCTCGCAGGACCTCAACCAGAGCATCAGCATCGGCGACCAGGTGCCGGACGGGACTATTATCGTACCGTACGCCGACCACGGACTAAGCACGAACCAACAGCCCCTATTCGCTCAATCAGGGATTGGGCTATTGAATCCGAATAGCACCGTCAACGGTCTCTTTGCGGAGATGTTGAAGCCGGCCATAAAGCTGCGCGTGTTGGTGGACCGCATTATTAGGACCAACGGCTTCGTATGGACATCCGATTTCTTCTCCTCGGATCTCTTTGGCAGCTTGTATATGACGCTGGGTTCAGAGACCGAGCGCGTCAGCGCTGAGGCCGCAGGACAATTCCTGGCTGTAAAGACCGCAACGCAAACGATATCGATTTATGACCTATGGTTCCCGCTCATATTCGACGACGATACGGCCCCGCTAGGATTCGATAACGATAATAACTACACCGCCGGAAACAGCACCTATATCGCAGCGGAGGGTGGTGTGCATCGTTTCAGCGTGCGGTGCAATGTGCAAGCCAGCGGGATGAATGCCGGCGCACAATTCGACGTAATAGTCCGCATATCGGTGGGCGGTATGTCCATAGGTAGCCAAACCATCACCTTTGTGGAGGGCACCTTTGGAACAGGTGCCATCGGGTTCTACAATTTCAACGCCGAATATCTCCTGAGCGCAAACCAAGCCGTGCAGGTGCAAATACGAGTGGTTGATCCTGACAACGTGGCGACACCTTTGAGCGTACTCGGCAATCTAGGCAGCGACCCGGCCCTGATTTACTTTCAATGCACCTTTGCGCCCGGTGGTCAAATTGATATACCTCGCTCCCTACCTCGCATAAAGCAAAAGGACCT